GGTAAAATTAAATAAACTATGCCAAATTCAAACAAAATTTTCGTCTCTCCAGGTGTTTACACATCGGAAAAAGATTTAACGTATGTTGCACAAAGTGTTGGTGTGACAACTTTGGGTTTAGCGGGCGAAACCCTAAAAGGCCCCGCATTTGAACCATTATTAATTACAAATTTCGATGAGTTTAAAACTTATTTTGGCTCAACGTCACCTGAAAAAGACGGTAATGGCAATCCTAAATACGAATTAGGTTATGTTGCTAAAGCATATCTACAAGAATCAAATCAGTTATTCGTGACTAGAATTCTTGGCCTAACAGGATATAAGCCTAGAACATCATTCTGCATTAAAACAAGTGATGATAGTGTATATAGTGGCATGTCTGTTGTAGTTTTAAGATCGAGAGGTTCTTATAGTGGCGAGACTTTAAACCTAGAAGTAACTGGATGCACAGAAATTGAAATTTCAGGAACGGGTTTAACAACGAATCCATTGGCTGAATTTGTACTATCTGTAACAGGCGCAACTAGTGGGCCTAAAACATACACATGTTCATTAGACACAACGTCTTCAAAGTATATCACAAAAGTACTTGGAACTGACGTATTTGATAAAAACTTTACCGAATATCCATTGTACGTTCATGAGGTTTACCCAACATTAGTTAAAACGTTATACGAAAAACAATTAATAACGGGATTAACTGAAGGTATTGTGTGCCATACTGTTGGTGACGATTTCAAAACGGATTGGGATACTCCAGCTTCTCCTTGGGTTGTTTCTGAAGTGCGTGGTGGTAGCGTCGCAGACTTATTTAAAGTACAGACGATATCTGACGGTAACGCAGCTAACTACCAAGTAAAAGTAACGATTATGAACGTAGACTTAGATCAACTAGAATTTGACGTTGTAGTTAGAGATTATAACGACACCGATGAAAACATGGTTGTACTAGAAAAATTTACGCGATGCACTATGGATTCTAAATTACCAGGATATGTTGCATTAAAAATTGGAACATCTGACGGCGAATATGAATTAAGATCGAAATTTATTATGCTAGTAATGGCGTCTGATCATCCTGAAGACGCAATTCCTTGCGGATTTAAAGGATTTCTTACCGATACATTAACAGGAACTACATTAGGTGGCGTTCAGTATAAAACTAAATATTTTGACGCTGGTGATGAAACAGGCAGATATGAGTATATTGATAGCGCATGGGAACCAGTTTTAGCAAATGCAACCGATAAACCAAGAAAAGTATCTTTAGGACTATCTTCAGCCGAAGGGTTTGATAACGATATTTTCAAATTTAAAGGTGTTGGAACAACAACAGAACTTCCTACAGCATTATTGCCAGGATTCCACATGTCAGTTAACGCGTCAGGTATTACCGAATCGAAAACGATTACAGGGTTTATGTACGAAACCACGCCATACGACCTAGAAGGCGCCGATAAAGGCAAATTAGATAACATTGCTTATCGCAAGTTTACTTTTGCAGTATGTGGCGGATTTGACGGTTGGGACATCTACAGAAGCGTAAGAACAAATACAGACGAGTATGTATTTGGTAAAAAAACCTATGTACTAGGCGAAGCCGAAGTATTTAGCGATACTGTTGGAAATTCTGACTACTACGCATACTTAACAGGCATTGAAACTTTTGCAAATCCTGAAGCAATTGATATAAACGTTTTCGCTACACCAGGATTAGATTTTTACAATCATAATTCATTGGTTACTCTTACAATCGACATGATTGAAAACGATAGAGCCGACTCACTTTATATCATAAACTCAGCAAACAGATCAGTTATTGATGATATTATTTCCGATATCGAAAACACTAGCTTAGATAGTAACTACTCAGCAACCTATTGGCCTTGGATTCAGATTCGTGATACCGATAATTCAACACAGCTTTACATACCACCTACTGCGGAAGTTGTTAGAAATATCGCATTGACCGATAACGTTTCATATCCTTGGTTTGCTGTTGCAGGTTATTCTAGAGGACTTGTTAAATCAGTTAAAGCTTTCAAAAAATTGACTTTAGATGAAAGAGACATTCTTTATAAAAATAGAATTAACCCAATCGCTACATTCTCAGATACAGGAACGATTATTTGGGGAAATAAAACATTGCAGGTAAGAGAATCAGCACTAGACAGAATTAACGTAAGAAGATTACTGTTGAGAGCAAGAAAACTTATTTCGGCAGTAGCAGTAAGATTATTGTTTGAACAAAACGACGAACAAGTTAGAAATGACTTCACTAGAATGGTTAATCCTATTCTTGAATCGATCAAAAAAGAAAGAGGGTTATATGATTTCCGTGTAACTGTTTCGAATGATCCAGAAGATTATGACGCAAATACTTTGAGAGGTAAAATCTTTATCAAACCTACTAGATCTCTAGAATTCATTGATATTGAATTTATTATCACTCCAACAGGCG